AGGGTTATTTGTTGCCGAGGTTCAGTTGTTCGCGGCGGGTGCGGCGGTTCAGGCCGGTGGCTGCGGTGAAGGCCCTGGTGATGCTAGATGCGGGGCGGCCAGGACCAGTGGCCGGGCTTGGGCTCTTCAGAGAAGGGGACTGTTTGGTTGAAGAACATGCCGGTGGGGTTGAGCACCGCCAGTGCCACGGTCGTATCGCCGATGGCAGTGGCGTAGGGCATGTCGGACTGATCGATCGCGGTGATGATCGCAGCTCGGGGCTCGGGCAGGTATTCCCCGCCGGGCGTTCCGTAGGAGTGGTAGTGGACGATCCGTCCGATACTGGGTGACTGGGACATGGCATGCTCCTGTGAGAGTGGTTATTTGTTGCCGAGGTCGAGTTGCTCGCGGCGGGGACGGCGGTTGAGTCCGGTCTGTGCCGTGAAGGCGCGGACGTTGGCCTGCGCCGCCCTGACGTCCCTGCCGGCGGCGGTACGGGCGGCAGGGGTGAGTGCGGCGGCCTGCACCTGCCGGGCCTGCCTCACGGTCCGTTCAAGGGCGCGGAGCTTCTGCGTGTCCCGGTACTTCGTTTCGTCGTCCGGGGTCCACTGGTTCGGCTTCAGGACCGTGAACCCGGGCAGGAAGCTAAGGATCGTATGACGACAATTCGGGTGCCCGAAGCCCGCCGCGTAAGCGTCTTCGATGGTCCCGGCAACCTCCACCGTGTGGCCATCCACCTCGACCGTGCCGGCGCCACTGTCCGAAAGGACCTTCCCTTCCCATGGCGCGCACAAACCGCAAGGTCTGCCGGTGGTCGACGGGGTGAACAGCGTGATCCCGGCGAGCGTCAGCCGCTCCCGGTGCGAGGCGTTGTAGGCCCGCTGGGTGGCGGTCCTGGTGGCCATCTCCACATAGGTGGCGAGGTTCCACTCACGGCCAGCCTTGTCGGTGAAGCCGGTCACGCCCTTGGCGGACAGTTCCCGCCACGCCTGCGCCTGTGCCTCCTGCGGGGTTGCCGCGCTGAAGCTGTTCCGGACGATGTCGCGGGCCGGATTGATCTGCACCAGGGCGCCGGATGCCACCGCTGCCCGGTAGGCATCATCCGAGTACCGGGTGATGCGCTGCGCTGCCGCTGCCAACCGGCTGGTCAGGTCCTCCGCAATAGCCGCCGAAGCGGTCACATCGTGCGGGAGGATCTTCGAGACCGGCGACGCGGTCCAGTCCTTCACGGACCGTTCCAGCCCCCTGATCTCCCGGTCCGCTGCGGTGTCGCCGTTCCTGGCTGCTGTTGCGGCGACCTGTGCGGCCAGGGTGTGGACCTTGGCCATGACCTCGTGGGAGGTTTCGAGGGCGAGCCGGTCCAGCCTGCCCCGCAAGGATGGGGCCAAGGCCGGATTCAGGATCGCCGCCCGCACCAACACCGCCGAGCCGGCGATGAGGCGCTGTTCCGCGGCCCCGTAGACAATCAGGACCGCGGCCGCCATGGTGTCAACCGTTGACGGCAGGGACTCCTGGGTCTGCTCCGCCATCAGTCAACGTCCCATCGTTCGGATGCATGAACATCGGGTCCGGCAGTGCGGGCGGCTGGGCTGCTACCCGTTCCGCAACGATCCGGGCAACCTCCTCCAACACTTCGTCTTCGTCCCAGTCCGTGTGGACCATGCCGACGGCGACCTGATCCGAGACAGCCTCAGCGGCGCGCAAAGCCTGCACGGTTTGGGCGATCGATAGGGGTGAGTCCTGGACACCGTCCGGGAACCACACGTCCGGCTGCTGCACCGTCAACGGGGTGCCGAAGAGTGCGTTATCGACGGCCAACAGTTTCTCGATGATCCGGGCGATAGCGGGGCGCCAGAGTCGGATCTTCCGGTCACGGGTCAGCAGGGAGCGTTGCTGCTTGGACTCGATCTCGGTGGCGGTTTTCACGGGGCCGCCGCCGTCGTAGATCCCGAACGTCTCGGACGAATACCCGGCAAGACGGAGGATGTCCTGCACCAGCTCAGCCGAGGTCTCCTTGTGTTCCTGGACGCGGATGTTGAACTGGACCATTTCGATCTGGTCCGCCAGCTTCGAATCGGCCCCGGCCAACAGGTTCATGGAGGCGTAGGCTTCCTGCTCCACGTTGAACGCCGCCCCGTTGCCGGTCCCGACGTTGTCCAGGAGGGACTTGGCGATCATCAGCCGGGACTTACCCAGGCGGATGTCACGCATCCACGACGTGTAGACCTCATCCAAGGCGTCCATGAGCTGCTCGACACCGTCAAGGTCAGACCGGCCGAGGTTGCGGCCGTGCTGGTCGGTCCGCCACTTCCGGTTCGGGGTCTGGTTCGGGACGTACTCGATGCAGAGCCCGTCAGATTCGGAGGATTTCATCCCGAACGCGTCCACATACCGGGCAAGGCCAGCCGTTGCGGGCTGCTCCGTCAGCGGGATGGGGCGCCCGAGCTTGTCTTCCTCGCCCAAGTACAGGCCGTGGAGGATAACCCCGGTCCCGTCCGCCAGGGTTTCGTGGCGTTCGAGGTGCCTAAAGACGTGCTTGCCGTCGCGGGCCACAACCTGCCAGAACGTGACCGCGGTGAGACGGCCCCACGTGAATTCGGGGATCGCCTGGTCGGCGTCCACATGGGTGAGGAACGGCTTGTCGGGGGAGACGGTGTCGTCCCACGTAACCCGCAGGTACACGCCGCCGAGTGCGGCGCCCACCTCGGCGGCTTCGGCGAGCTCCGAATGCAGCCCGTCATCACACAGGGTGTCAAGGCGTGCCTGCGTGGTCTCGTCGGCGGCTTTGAGGGTGATCTGGTCCGCGAAGAGCAGGTCGGCGGAGGCTTGGCAGAGTTCCGCGGCGATGGGGACGTGAAGCTTGACGCGCCGGTCGGGGCCACGGGACTGCTCCCCCCAGAACCAGCGGGTCAGTGCACGGCCCACGGTGGCGCGGAAGCCGCCATGATCGGACGCGAAGAAGCCGGTAGCGGACGGGTCGGCCCCCGTCGCGCCACCGTAGACACTACTGAGTTGGTCGGAGTCGCCGGCGTACCACGCACTCCAGACACCCATTTGCGGCAGGGTCCGCTCCAGTTGTGCTGGTGGCCATGCTTGGGTGGTCTGTGGCAAAGCCATCGGGCACGCCCTCTCAGTGGTGGTTGGTCAGAATCGGGCCCGGGACGAAATAAGTTCGGACTGCCATATAGCCTCAGTGGTCACTACCGCGTAACGCATGGCATCAAGCCCGTCATCGGCGGTCTTCAGCGGCTTGTCCTCGCCCTTCGCCGCGGCGGTCGGGTCCCACGAGTAGCCCGTCATTTCCTTGATCACACCCGGGCACCGGTCAGAGACGAACAACTGCCCCTCACCCAGCAGCCATGACAGGGTGGAGATCCCATACAGCACGGCCTTGTTCGCCGACTGCGTGGTCACCCCGTCATCCTTCAACTGGGTGCGGAGTGACAGGCCGGCCTGGTCGGCGATGATCCAGTCCGGTTTCAGGCCCTGCTTCTCCGGGGTGTGGTCTTCAGCTATCCATGCTTTGATCAGCGCGGACTGTTTGGCGTCGTTGAACCGTTCGGCGTCGTTCGGCGGTTCGAGGCGGAGTTCATCGAGCAGGTACAGTTTCCGGTCGTAGCCGAGCCCGAGGGCCACGGCGACGGTCGGGTGCTGGGTGCCGTAGTCGATACCCACGCTGATGATGCGGACCATCGGGGGCAGCTTCTCCCACGGGATGACATGCCGGTCAGGGTTCCACATGTCATACACGGCGCCGTCGCCGGCAACCCACTCGGCAAGGATGTAGCGGCGGTAGAACAGGCCCTTGTAGGAGCGTTTCTGCCGGTCCACATAATCGGCCGGCAGTGACTTGTTGTCATCGATCAGGAACGTGTAGCGGTGCAGGTCCAGGGCATTATCCGCGTCGTTGCGGTGGAACTTGCCCTGCGCATCAATCCACAGTTTGGCCTTGTCCAGCCAGTCCGTTTTGAGCCAGTGTGAGGGCCCTTCGGGGTTGGCGGTCAGCCACAGCTTCGCGCCCTCCACGGACAGGCGGGTGTATAGCATCTTGAAGTACGACTCGGGCAGGGTGGAAGCCTCGTCAACGTACGCGCCGGCAAGGGTGAGTCCCTGAATTTTGGTTCGGGCCGCCTCGTTGTTCGCCCCGATGATCAGGACCTTCCGGCCCATGATCGTCACCGTGCCGCCGCTGATGGTGATCTTCACCCGGGACGGTCCGAACATCTCCTGCAACGGGAGCAGAAGGTTATTCACGATGGTGCGTTCCGTGCGGCCCGTCATCAACAGGTTCCCGGCCGGTGCCTGACGGATGAACCGCACCCAGTCAATCAAGGACGTGATGGTCTTCCCCGACCGGACAGCACCCTCATACGCCTGAATGGACGTTGACGGGTTATTCAGCGCCAGGAGCGACTTGCCCGTGAACGGTTGCATGTCCACCGGAGCCCCCTGCCGTCATGTGCTCCAACCACTTATCAACGGCCGCCGCGTCATCATGGGTCGCCTCAGCGGGTGCAAGCTTCGTGATCGTCCCCGCATGGGAGGCGAGGCTGTTGGAGTTGGCGCGCTTATCGTTCGGCGGGATGAAATCCAGATCCACCTCATGCTCCGAACCGCCCGCACCCTTCAGGACCGTCCGCCAACGCTTGGCACCCGTCTGCGTGTCCCGGATCTCCGCGGCCTCATGCTTGGCAATGGCGAGGACCTGCAGCCGGAGCTCAGCCATCGCCGCCTGCGCATCCACGGACGCGGCCTCAGTCGCCTCACGTGTGCGCGAGTTCCGAACCGTTCGGACGCCTGATTCCTTGGCCCATCCGGTGACAGTGCCTTTGGGGATGCCGAGCTTGTCGGCTACTGCGGTTGGCCCTGATGTTTCGTAGAGCGCCAGGGCTTCGTCGCGTTGTGCCTTGGTGTACTTGGCGGCTGGCACACGCTCTCACCGCCTTCCGTGCGTGTTGACGGTTAGGCCGCCATGGTTTTGATGTCAGGGGCGTAGATGTAGTCCAAGAACCCGGAGCGTATCTGTATCTCGTTGAGCCGGACGGCTAGGGCGGCGATCGCTGCGTATGTCCCTTCTTTGGGGCGGAACCCTGTGGGCTTGGCCGGGAGACTGACGAGGCGTGCCGGATTCTCTTCCAACTTGCCGTAGCTCATGATCGCTCCACGCGGGGAGACGGTGAGTTCGTATACGGGCGTGGCTGCCATGACTGCTCCAAAGGGTGTGAGTGTTGGAGGGGTGAGCTACTTGTGAAGCCGCGTTCTCGATAGTTGGTCGGCGATACGTTCACTCAGAATCGATAGTTGGACTCGAACCAACGTGCAGCGTTTTGCAGACGCTCAGCTAACCACTCGCTCATATCGACATGCAGCGCTATTACGGGCGCTTCCCGGATGGTGGGGTCATCACCCTGTTTCCCCGGTTGAATGTCGCAATGCCGGGGCCGCTGATGAGGCAGGACTCGAACCTGCGGCCGATGGATTAACAATCCATTGCTCTGCCGACTGAGCTACTCACCATGG